TTGTTTATGGCAGCAACACTATTACCGTTTGTGCATCACATAGCAAGATTCCTAGGCAGGTTTTAGGCCTGTAATAAATAGTTGACAGCGCAATCCTACAATGTTATAGTTGTAGGATTGTAGCCAACAGACACAGACTAAAGGAAAAGATTATGATTGAAGGATTTAAACCACCTTGTACGGTTTTTCAAACTCGTGTTAGAGACGAGAGTATCGATGGGCCAAACCCATATCGTTGGCAACAAACAACCAGCGACGAACTATTTAAAAATAAACGTGTAGTTTTATTTTCATTGCCAGGAGCATTCACTCCTACTTGTAGCACATACCAGTTACCCGGCTTTGAAGAAAACTATGATCACATCCGTAATGCAGGTATTGACGAAGTTTACTGTATCTCTGTCAATGATGCATTTGTTATGAACGCTTGGGCCAAGCAGCAAAACATTAAACACGTTAAAGTTATTCCAGATGGATCAGGTAACTTCACACGTTTTATGGGTATGCTGGTAGGTAAAAACCATCTAGGATTTGGCTTGCGTAGTTGGCGTTATATGTGCGTGATGCACAATGGTGTTGTAGAGAAGTGGTGGCAGGAACCTGGCATCAACAACGACGGAGATGACAACGATCCGTATGGAGAAACAACTCCAGAAAAATGTCTTGACTATCTAGAGAAAGATGTTATAATTAATATTGACTGATACAGTCGGGTGGCGCCGTAATACGCTCGCGGAGGGCCACGGTTAGCCCTCCTGATTCTTCTCCAAGTATGCGATATAGTTTACCATACTGTGATCACTGAAGTTATCAATATTCAGTTTAATCAATCCGCCTAACATACCTTTCCATCTATCAATAATCCTAGCAATGATACCAATCTTAGGACGGTACATGCCTTTACTATCTAGATAGTGTTCGCAACCATCGTGCTTGTATCCCATAATAGCAAACGGAACACGGGTGACTATGTCATTGTTGTTTACCCAACGCTGATGTTTACAGTTTAGACTTTTTACAAACTTGCGCCATCCTGTGCGTGGTGAACCATATGTGTAAACTTCTTCAATGTTTGGCATGTCTGAGTCATCTTCACAGCGGCTAGCCATAATGGTTGTCATTGCAGCACCTAGGCTGTGTCCTGTAAACCAAGCCTTGCGAGTTTTGCCTACAGCTTCTAAATCTTCTTTAACCATTGGCCAAAGCTCATCAACTTCATCCTTAAAGCCTTGATGCACTCTGCCCACAGTTTCTGCAACAACAGGAGCAGCCTTCAAGTCTGCTTTTAGATCGTTGAACTCGCTTGGTTGTGTTCCACGGCAAGCAATTACAATATCATCCTTGTTTTGGAATCTATATGCTTGCGCACCATCTCTGTTGTAGAATTCAATCTCTGTAAATCCTAATTTTTTTGCTTGTTTTAAAACTTTTTTTGTATCGTCTTGATATGCGATACTTGCTAATTTAGCAAACAGGAGACTACGCTCCATGAATGTCATTTCACTAATCATTTTAAGCCCTCACTTATAAACATATTTAGTTTAACCTAAGACTAAATACTATTAGAGGTAAAGTAAATGAGAAAACGTACAAGAAGTATTTTACAAGAACTTAATAACATACACCAAACTCGTGGTGATGAATTTATTCAAACCACTGGTACTAACCTCATTGAAAGTTCAATCAATCTAATCAGCAAACTATACGAAACCTATGATGAAAAAACTGCTAGTGAATTAGAAAGACGTTTTCTCAATAGCATTAGAGCTGGCAACAGTCGCAAGTTTAAAACAGGCGTAGACAAAATTATCGAAAGTAAAAAATAATGGCTTTTGAATTCCTAAATGAATTAACTGAAGCACGTATGACACGCAACAGCAACAATCAACGTATGCTGACCTATACAGATTGTAAAGAACGTGCCTATCTTATTATACTGATGATGCAGGTAATGCGATACTATAGAACGTACAGAGAGACTGTAGGACACTATGCACACAAAACTGTGATGTACAGAGACTATGATAGATTGCGTGTAGATGGCAGCGACTTATATAATTTGTTTTATTTTATTACAGGTGATAGTAAAGCCATTGACAAACTACGTAATCCAGGTAATGCGTTTGTAGAACGAAAGAAAACACTAATCAGTGTAGGTAATTTAAATGGTTATCTTAGACGTATGAAGCGTTTAGAAACACCAAGCAACACTGATGACAAAGATCTATTTCAACTAGAACGTGAATTGAATATTACCAACAGTGACTACAAAACATTACGCAGACGCATCAGCAGCTATGGCACTGACACAAAGAAAGAGCGTGAATTAACAGTAACAAGACTGCTGTTCGCAGGCAGAGCCAAACTCAGTGACAGTGACTTCCTACACTATTTTAGCAATATGGCACTGGATAAAAACTTGGAAGACTTTACTAGAACTGATCCTGAGTTTGATCCAAGTGTACCAGATAATGTATCCCAAGCAGAAGTAGTCAATTACAGACTGTTGGTCAGTGTAAATAGATTGCCATATATTGCTAAGTTTATAGAAAATGCTAGAGCTGGTAGAGCTATCGTTGCAAACTTTGTGCAAGCATATTATCCTATTATACAAATGGTAGATGATATTGTACGTGCAGGCCCAACTTATGTACAACAGCTAAAGATTTTGCATAATCGAGCAAAAAGAGACCTTAAGAAGTAGTTTTTCTCCTCAAATGGTAAATACAATATAAGAAACCCATAGAGTAATGGGTAGTCATTTAGAGTAATAGGAGAATAAAAATGGCAGCAACATACGACTTTACACCAGTAAACGGTGGAGCAAACGCAACAGGTACACTTGAGAGTGTAGCACAATTAGCGATGTTCTTGATCACAATCAAAGACGACAGCAACACAGCAATCGACCTTCGTGCAAACGACGGTGCACACGGTTCAAACTATGACATCATCTTACGTGAAATTCAGCCACTAATGGCATATGCAGATGATGATGCAAGCGGACAAATCCACGTAGTAATGGACGGCCACGCAGTTGACGCAGCTTCATTGCAAGCACGTTTGAGAGCAGTTGTTGTAGGTTTAGGCTTAGGTACAGCAGTATCAGCTAACGACACTTCAGTTGCAGCAGCAGCAAGTTTCGCAGTATCATAAGCGATAACTTAAAAAAAATAAAGCGTCACTTTTACAGTGGCGCTTTTTTTATGGCTGTAAATACCATATGCGCTATTTGCCAGACCATCGTATAACATTCATACACAATCCTAAAACAGCAGGCACCAGTATCAGTCAATGGTTAGATGATAACTTCAATACGGTTGAAGGACGCAAGCATGGCAGTTGGAAGGAAGCACAAGAGTTCTTTCCTGATAGTGTATTCACATTTGGTGTTGTTCGTAATCCTTGGGAAAGACTAGCAAGTTGGTACAAATTTGCTGGGGAAGGCGACTTTGAACAATGGCTTACACTTAGGTTGATGTACGGACATAATGATATACCCAGTGTCGGTATGACTTTTAAGCCTCATGTGAGTTGGAGTAGACAATGGTACAACTTGGGTACACCACAAGCAGATTGGTTAGGAGACAGTGTAAATTATACACTGAGATTTGAATCATTAGAAGATGACTTCAAAGAAATACAGCGAATACTTGGTTGTGATAAACCTTTGCCAAAGTTAAACACAAGTGAGTTGACAAATTACAAAGATATGTATACAATACAATTAGCTGAACTCGTTAAAGATGTCTATATCAAAGATGTCATACGATATGGATATAAATTTGATGTTTGAAATAATTACACTGGTTGATATAACTGAAACAAAAGCCAAGAGGGGTGAAGATCCTTTTCTTGTTAGTCAGCAACAAAATTATCTTACTCTGCTCAACACAATAGGACTACGCAGCAATCCTACTGTGATTACCGCACCGACTATTGTAGAAAATAAACACACATTTGGCACAGCATACAGCCAAGCAAAACACGCTTGGAGATTTGTGTTTGATATCGAATATGGTGCGCACAGTGTAGAACTATTAGAAAAAGATTTTACCCTTGTGCCGTTTATAGATAAATTAAAGGAGGACTGTGAATTCAAACTACCAGTTTTTGATACACAAAACAAAGAAACAAAAAATATTGTTTTTAAAGAGATTGATAAATACTAATAGTGTATTGCACTTAGGCATTTATTAGGTAACGAAAAGGCTATTTCCTGTCGTAAACAATTGGAGTGATAAATGTCGACATCTGCATTAGAAAAAGAAAGTTTAGAAGCACACGTTGATCTGTGCCAATTGCGTTACGAGCAATTTGAAAAACGTTTATCTAATGTTGAAACAAAACTAGATGGTATTGCGGACCAAATGGCAGCAGGACAAAGCAGTCTTACAAAAGTTATTATAGGAGCAGCAGGAACAATTGTAGCAGGTTTATTATCTACTATCGTTGTTATCATCCTGCAATTATAAGATGTTACTTAGAGAATTATTTGATATTAATGAAAAGATGGCCTGGGCCAAACGTGGCAACAAAGTTGTGCGAAAGTATCGTTGCAGCACAGGTTCAAGAGCAGGTAGAATAGTATCTAATATTGGACAGTGCTTTGCAGCACCTGACGTAAAGAAAAGAGCAAGATTAAAGTTGACAAAAGCACGTTTAGGTAGTAGAATAACTAGAAAAGCAAATAAAACAAAACGTGTGAATCCTGCGAGCAAAAGAGTAAAGGCAATGAACAGATGAAGATTACTGAATTAGCAGGTGCAATGACCGGTCAGCCAATGGGAGACGATCCTGTAAAAGCCATTGACGATGCCATTAAACAAAAAACCGAACAGCTTAAAGCGTTACAAAAAGAAATTGCTGATCTTCAAGCCAGCAAGCCTCAAGCGCAAGCAGCAGCACAGCAACAAAAAGCTCAACAAGCTACACAGGGTACGCAAGGTACAGCACAACAACAGCCAATGAGCCAATCATTAAAAAGCAAAACGTTGTCTAATCTATCAACAGCAATAGACGTTTTATCAAAATAATGAAATTAAATGATTTAATATCACATTTCGAAATCCAAACAACCAATGAGGAAACAGAGTTGTTGGATAAGATTGAAGATGTGATGATACCAGAACAATTTACTGAACGAGAGCAAACCGTAATTGAAAACTTGATTAGGAAAAGTTTGATAACAAAGATTGTAGAAAATAACAAAGTGTATCTGGTGAAAAATGGACGTAAACCTTTCTAGAAAACTAGCCCATCTTATTGATAGCGGCACCAAGCGCAATCCTTTGCCTATGGTAAAAGGCAACAGCATTCGTATTGGTAAAGTAGCGGTGCGCTACAGTAAAAACAAAGGCTATATCCTATTTGATTGTGAAAGCAGTAAACAATTCTACGTTGCTGGCAGTAAGATGGGTGCTCTCGCAGTTGCCAAAGAATACAGCATTGATAAAGATATTACCACCGTAATAGAATATGATAAAGAATATTCTAAACACGATAATGACTGTGTGTTTTACGAATACACTATGGAAAATAGTACAAATCAAATGAAAAGAGACTTAGCACAGGTTAGATACGAAGTCAGCAGGGCTCATAGGGATAGAGCAAGCCAAAAATTAGAAGCAATCATCTTCAATTGATGATAAATAACTTTAACACAACCTTTTAGGAATACAAACATGATCATTAGTGAATTTGGAAAACCAGTAACAGCAAAGAGCTTAAACGAAAGCCTAGCAAAACGCTTTGGCTCAAGAATTAAATTAGAAAACTTTACACTAGAGCAACTACAGGATGCACGTAATAAAATCCGCACCAAGTTGTCTCAAATTGAAATGAGTGAAAGTTTTAACACAGTTGTAGAAAGTGATGACTATCAAAAGTCTAAACTGTTCTTGGATGTGCTGAATGCTGAAATTTCAGAGCGTGGTGATATTGAAGACGAAATGCTAGAAGCATCAAAGCCAGACTACATTGATCTTGATGGTGACGGTGATAAAAAAGAACCAATGAAGAAAGCAGCTAAGGACAAAAAGTCTAAAGGTATCAAAGCAATGATCGATGCTGGTAATAAAAAAGCAGATGCAGAAGCAAAAGAATCTGTTGTACGTGAAGGTGCAGAAGACAATGCAGAAATTATCATGGCTGCAAAAGATATGGTTGATCGTGTTACTAACTGGATGGAAGATACAGCAGAAATGCAAACAGAAAGTATGCTAGAACTTGCTGATGCTATCCGTGATGAAATGGGTGTGGACCAAAGCACACAGTTCGTACAAGGTGTGAAACCAGCACTAGAAGGACTATACACTGCAATGGAACAAGCACGTGAAAGCCTAAGCAATGGTGTTGGATTGTTAACAGGCGAAGGTGCTCCTGCTCCAGCAATGGGCGCAGAAGAAATGCCAGCAGATGACATGGGCATGGAACCAACAGTCGACATGGATGCAGCAGAGCCAATGCCAGCAGAAGGTGATGTTGATCTAGCAGCAGCCGGCGGCGAAGAGCCAGCAGGCAGAGAAACACGTGAAAGTGTTGATCCACGTAACCTAGCTCGCAAACTTTCAAAAAAAAAGTAACTGAGAATACTAATCCAAAAACAATACAGGTTTTGAAGCAGCTACAAGCTGACGGCGAAACCTCTATTGGAGTAGATGAACTAAATGATATGCTGGCAGGAATGGGCGTAGAAGCATTCAGTTACGAAACGTTTGCTATGAACTACAACAGTGATCCACAACTGAAAAAGATTATCAAAAACTTCAACAAAGACGAAATCAACTTCCAAGGTGATAGTGTAGACGCACTACCACAAGGCGGCGAAGGTGGAGACACTGTAGGACAAATGGCTAAAAACGCTGTTGACTTATCAGACCTTTAATGTTAACATAACATATGACTTTAATCAAACCCAAGTACACGTATGAAAAATTAAAACGTGTAGAAGTAGATGGCAAGCGCCGTTATGCAGCACCAGGTGGCGCACCAGTAGCCAGTGTTACTACTATCCTCAGCAATACAAAAGACATGACACACCTTATAGAATGGAAAAGGCGTGTAGGTGAAAAGAAAGCACAAGAGATTGTAACCGAAGCAAGCGGTGTAGGTACTAGGATGCACAAGTATCTTGAGGACTATATTGAGTTTGGTGAATGGCCTACGCCTGGTAGCAATCCTTATGCACAGCAAGCACATATGATGGCTACCAAAATTAAAGTTCATGCTATGGACGATGTTGATGAAATTTGGGGTAGCGAAGTTCCCCTTTATGTTCCTAATATCTATGCAGGAACTACTGACCTTGTAGGTGTATACAAAGGTCAGCCTTGCATCATGGATTTTAAGCAAACGAACAAGCCTAAGAAATTAGAATGGGTTGAAGATTATTTCCTACAACTTACAGCTTATGCAATTGCACACAATGAAGTGCATGGCACAGATATACGTGAAGGACATATCTTTATGTGCAGTCGTGCAGGAGAGTATCAACAGTTTGACTTGTGGCCGGATGAGTTTGCAGAATGGGAACAAGAATGGTGGAATAGGTGCCGCCAGTATTACGAAAAGAATGGCTAAATACTACTAGCATTACTAGGAGTAACACATGGCCGTTGTACAGATATCTCGTATTCAACACAGACGTGGTAGAAAAAATCAAGGAACAGGTTTGCCGCAATTGGCATCAGGTGAGTTAGGTTGGGCAATTGATACCCAAGAACTTTACATTGGTAACGGTGCAGCATCAGAAGGTGCGCCACAAGTTGGTAATACAAAAATCTTAACTGAAGCAGATGACCTGCTTACCACAGCAGGTGATTATGCATACAGACGTGGAGAGATACAAACAGGCGAAGCAATTAGTGCTCCAGTTGAAAGAACACTACAGGAAAAACTAGATGATATTGTAAGTATTAAAGATTTTGGTGTAGAAAGCGGCCCAGATGATCAAACGGTTAAAATACAACGAGCAATTGATCAACTGTTTTTAAACCCTGCATCAAAAGGACTTGCAAAAAGTCGTATTAAATTGTTTTTTCCAGCTGGTGAATATGTAATTGGCGGCGATGGTTTGAGAATACCTCCTTATGCTACATTGGTTGGTGATGGTATAGATAAAACAACTATAACCAGTAATGCAAGCAATCCGCCAGCACACATTTTTAGAACTGTAAACGAAACCAGCGTACCGGGATCATATGCAGATCCTAGCACAACTGATTCGACTAACATGGCTAGAAACATCAAAATTAGCGGTATGAGTTTAGAACACACCAGTTATGGAGGTGCTATTTTACTTGAAAATTGTAAAGACAGTATATTTGAAGATATAAAAATTAGAGGTGATTGGGGCAACGGACTAGCCGTAAATAGTTTTGGTTTACCGACTAGTAATTGGATTGGGATTTATCTATCCAACGGTTCTGTCGCAACTGCAACTACAGATAACAACATTTTTAATAATATACAAATGCAAGAACTATCTTGTGCAGTGTGGAGTGATTATGATATAAATTACAACAAGTTTGTTAACGGTAAAGTTAACACTTGCGGTTATGGTTTTGTGTTAGGCGGCGATACACTTGGTGTGTTACCAATAGGAAAACAATTAGGTGCAAAACACACTCTAGTAAAAGATTACGTTTTTGATGCTGTTGACAAAGAAGGCATTTATATTCGTAACGGTAATTTTAATAGAAGTGAAAGTAACACATTCTTAAATGTTGGTAGAGACAATAGTGCTAGTGTAGTTGTTACTCCAGTTATCAATTTCTTTCGTAATGATTTAGCAAACCAACTTGCAGATGCTGATTACAGAGATGCAGATGATAACAGCAGTGTAAATGATTACTTTCAACGCACACAAGAGTTGACTGTTGATCCGCTTTACTTCTCTCAAGATTACCTACCAGAAGTAAAAGGCAGTAAACGTGTTACTTTGAGTTTTCCAGCTAGACGCTCAATTGGTCCAGTTTTAGCAACAGGAAGTGATGTCAGCACTGATGGTGAGACAATTATTCGGTTACCTGCTGATGCTGATCGTGGCACTATTGAGCTTGAATATTTTTATAAAGCAGATACTGATCCAGGCCCTGTATATCAAAATGGTACTATCAAAATTTTGTACAACAAATTGTTTGGTGGCACCGATGCAGTGAGTTTCAACGAAGATTACATCTTCACCGGTAACCCTAGTAAAGCTGGACTATTGGTGTTTGGTATTAGAGGAAGTTCTTTCCAAGGTAGTAACGCAAATGAAATCCATTTAAATGTATTCAATACTATTATTGATGCATTATCTCCAGTTGACGATGAGCTAGAATTCACAATCAAATATATAGCATAATGGTTGATAAAAATTTATTTGACAGAATCAAACTCTGGCGTGCTTTTCGCGAACAATTAGAAACAGCAGAAAATCCATTATTGGATGTAATTTATTTTTGGAACAATGTGCCTATCAGTAACATTGCTGCTGATCCATATGACAAGACAACATGGCCAGATCCTTGGGAGTTGCTCAAAGAAAACACCTACTGTGAATTTACAAAAATTCTTGCAATTTATTATACATTACAGTTAACTGACCGTTTTTCCCAGAGTGCTTTTGAGATACATATTGTACTAGACAAAAAAGAAAGTGCAATGAAGTATCTTCTTTTTGTTGACAATCAAGCAATAGGATACTATTATGATAGGAGCGTTGACACAAATGATTTACCAACTTTGGAATGTCAAATGCGATACGATACACTACCTACCTATTAATAAATACCTGATAACTAAAAAATAAAGGATAAAAATATGATTCAAGTTACCAAGCGTGACGGACGCCGTGAGCCGTTAGACATCGAAAAATTACACAAAGTTGTTTTTTATGCTACAGAAAATATTACAGGCGTCAGTCCAAGCGAGGTAGAAATTAAGAGTCAAATTCAGTTCTTCAATGGTATGAAGACCAGTGAAATCCAAGAAACACTGATCAAAGCAGCAGCAGATCTTATCAGTGAAGAAACACCCAACTATCAGTTTGTAGGTGGTAGACTGATCAATTATGCATTGCGCAAAGAAGTTTACAACGGCTACGAGCCATGCACAGTAAAAGAGTTGGTAGAGCGTAATACAGAACGTGGATTTTATGATCCAGAGCTGATCACATACTATGATGATGATGAGTGGGAAAAGATCAACAGCTTTGTAAAGCACGAGCGTGATGAGAACTTGACCTATGTTGCTATGGAGCAGTTGCGTGGTAAGTACTTGTGTCAGAATCGAGTAACAGGTGAAATTTTTGAAACACCACAGATGTGCTATGTTCTAATCGCAGCAACATTATTCCAAGGTTATCCAAAGGAGACTAGATTAAGATGGGTAAAAGATTACTATGACGCTATTAGTTTACATGATATTAGTCTACCCACTCCTGTTATGGCCGGGGTCAGAACTCCGCAGAGACAGTTCAGCAGTTGCGTTCTTATTGAAACTGACGATAGCCTTGATAGTATCAATGCTACTAGCGCAAGTGTTGTTAAGTACGTAAGTCAAAAAGCAGGCATTGGTATCGGCGGCGGTTCAATACGTGCTATTGGTAGCCCAATACGCAAAGGCGATGCCTATCACACAGGTATTATTCCGTTTTACAAAATGTTCCAAGCAGCAACAAAATCATGCAGTCAAGGCGGTGTGCGTGGCGGAGCAGCAACAATCTACTATCCAATTTGGCATTTAGAAGTAGAGGACATGCTGGTGCTTAAGAACAACAAAGGCACAGAAGAAAACCGTGTGCGTCATATGGATTATGGTGTGCAGTTTAACAAACTGATGTATGAAAGACTGATTACAGGCGGAGACATTACACTGTTCTCGCCAAGTGACGTACCAGGGCTATACGAAGCGTTCTTTGCTGACCAAGACAAGTTCCGTGAGCTATACGAAGCAGCAGAACGTAAAACAAGTATACGTAAGAAAACTATTCCGGCAGCAGCATTGTTCGGTGCGTTTATGGAAGAACGCAAAAACACAGGACGCATCTACTTACAAAACGTTGATAACGCAAACGACCACGGAGCATTCTTGCCAGACGTGGCACCTATTAGACAATCAAATCTTTGTGCAGAAATTGACTTGCCAACCAAGCCGCTAAAAGATCTAAACGATCCAGAAGGTGAAATCAGCCTATGCACATTGAGTGCTATCAACTGGGGAAATGTGCGTACACCAGCAGACTTTGAAAAGGCGTGTACACTAGCAGTTCGTGGATTAGATGCACTATTGAGTTATCAAGGATATCCAATTTTAGCAGCACAATTATCTACAGAAAAACGCCGTCCTATCGGTGTTGGTATTATTAACTTTGCGTACTGGATGGCCAAGCACGACTTAACATATCAAGACATCGATGCAGATGGACTAAACTTGATTGACGAATATGCAGAAGCATGGAGTTACTATCTAATCAAAGCAAGTGCAGACCTAGCAGCAGAGCAAGGAGCTATTCCGGGCGTTATGGAAACGAAATACGGACACGGTATTACACCAAACCAAACATACAAAAAAGATTTAGATGAATTGGTTCCACATCAAGAGCGTATGGATTGGGCAGGACTACGTGAGCAACTAAAAGCTACAGGTATTCGCAATTCAACACTGATGGCACTGATGCCAGCAGAAACAAGTGCGCAAATTGCAAACGCTACAAATGGTATTGAACCACCACGTTCGCTTATTTCAGTTAAGCAATCTAAGCACGGTGTACTAAAACAAGTTGTGCCAGAATACAAACGACTAAAGAACAAATATGATCTACTTTGGGATCAGCGTAGCCCAGAAGGTTATATCAAAATTATGGCAGTGCTACAAAAGTATATTGATCAAGGCATTAGCGTAAACACAAGTTACAATCCAATCTACTTTGAAGATGAAAAGATTCCTATGAGCTTGATGTTACAACATATGTTGATGTTCTACAAATACGGTGGCAAACAGTTATACTACTTTAACACGCATGACGGGCAAGGCGAACTAGACGTGAGCAAACTTGTTGGTGAAGCAGAAGAGCCGCAAACAAATGGCTATCACATTGAAGATGATGAGGCGTGTGAAAGTTGCGTAATTTAAGATTGACAAACGGGCCTGACCCAATTATAATTTAACACATACAGAGAGAGGAATATTATGAGCGTATTTGACGTAGAAAATCGTGCCAACCATACAGAGGTATTGGCGTTTTTAGACCCGACAGGCGGTCCCACAATCCAGCGTTATGATACGCTAAAGTATAAAAGTTTTGACAGTTTGACAGACAAACAGTTAGGATTTTTTTGGCGTCCTGAAGAAGTAGACATCTATAAAGATGCCAAAGACTTCAAAGGTTTAACTGACCACGAACAGCATATTTTTACAAGTAATCTCAAGCGTCAAATTCTATTAGATAGTGTGCAAGGTCGTGCACCAGTGGAAGCATTTGGTCCTGTAGTATCATTGCCAGAACTAGAAAACTGGATTCAAACATGGACATTCAGTGAAACTATTCACAGTCGTAGTTACACTCATATCATTCGTAACGTGTACAGCAATCCAAGTAAAATCTTTGATGAAATGTTAGACATTGAAGAAATTGTAGATTGTGCAGGTGATATCTCAAAGTACTACGATGACTTGATTGAACAAGCAGGCTATTATAACTTGCTTGGAGAAGGCACACATACAATCAACGGCAAGAAAGTCAAAGTTGATTTATATGAACTAAAGAAAAACATTTGGCTCACACTTATGAGCGTGAACATCCTAGAAGGTGTGCGTTTTTATGTTTCATTTGCTTGTAGTTGGGCATTTGCCGAACTTAAGAAAATGGAAGGCAATGCTAAGATTATCAAACTGATTGCACGTGACGAAAACTTGCACCTAGCAAGCACACAAATGCTATTGAAGTTGTTGAAGAAAGATGATCCGGACTACACCAAAATTGCAGAGGAAACACAAGAAGCCTGTGTTCAAATGTTTGTAGATGCTGTTGAACAGGAAAAGGCTTGGGCAGACTATTTGTTCAAAGACGGTTCGATGATTGGATTGAATTCGCAGTTGCTTGGAGAGTATGTGGAATACATTGCGGCCAAGCGTATGCAGAATGTGGATCTAAAAGGTCCATACACAAACACACGCAACAATCCGTTGCCGTGGACACAGAAGTGGATCTCAGGTGCTGATGTACAAGTGGCTCCACAAGAAACAGAAATCACATCATATGTATCAGGTGGTACAAAGCAGGATGTGAGCACAGACACATTTAAAGGATTTTCACTATGATACACATTTGGGGTAAACCAGCATGTCCATCATGCACAAAAGCAAAGGCACTTTGCGAACAGCGTGGCTATCAATATGAATATTTAGAAATGGGCAAAGACTTTGATAGAGAAGCAGTTCTCACAGAGTTTCCAGAAGCACGTACCTTTCCACAGATTGTTGTAGGCGGACAAAAGATTGGTGGCTACGAACAATTTATAAAATATATCGAAGACACTAACTACACAGGAACAGGATACTCATTATAATGTTGATTGAAGCACCATATAAAAAGAATGACACAATCACTTTCCGTACAAGTGCAGGTGAAGAAGTTGTAGCACGTTTCGTAGAAGAAAACGACAAAACACTCACAGTAACTAAACCTATGGCATTGATGCAAAATGGTGGCGGCTTTGGACTAGGACCGTGGTTGCTAACAGCAGATCCTGCACAAAATATTGCGGTAAATAAAAGTGTAGTTCAGTTTGTTGTAAAGACACAGTCAGATATGGCAAGTCAATATACACAGGCAACCACAGGACTAGCAATGCCAGGATAAATTTATGGGTGGTTTAGTAGCAAGAAAAACTGATAGTTGTACAACAGGACATTCGTGCGATACCACAACCACCCTTAGTAATGGGCAAGGCTCAGTGTTTGCTGAAAATCAACTAGTTGCACGAATAGGTGATCCCACTGTATCACACGATGTTCCGACTCCAGTACCAGATGGCGAAGGAGGAACAACAATTGTTTGTCTTCCTCATACAGGATCGGTTAGAACAGGAAATAGTACTGTTTATGCAGTGAACAAACTTGTAACATTTATTGGTCAAACAGTTTCGTGTAATAATGGTCAAATAACAAGTTCAGCATCAACTGTATATGTTGAGGCTTGACAAACTAACAATAATATACTATTATAACACATAGGCAATTAGAAAGGCAAATTATGAACAAGATCATTTTGACTGACGCAGATGGCGTCTTACTAAACTGGGAATATGCATTTTGTTGCTGGATGGAGCAACACGGTTACAAACAAATAGAGCAGGGCAATCGCTATTATGACATTGGCGAACGTTTTGGAATTACAAAGGAAGACGCCAAAGAGAAATGCAGAATTTTTAACGAAAGTGCTGCAATTGGATTTCTTCCTAGTTTGCGTGATAGTATGTATTATGTAAAACGGTTGCATGAAGAACACGGTTATACTTTCCATTGTATAACAAGTTTGAGCCTTGATGAGAGTGCCTATAAACTACGAAAAATGAATCTTGAAAAACTATTTGGTCCTACTGCATTTAGTAAACTTACTTGTTTAGATACAGGTGCAGATAAAGATGAATATTTGGATGATAATTATGCAGATACAGGTCTTTATTGGATTGAAGACAAAATGGAAAATGCTATTGCAGGTTTGAATGTAGGGCTACAACCAATTCTTATTGAACACGGATTTAATATGCATTATAGTGTTCCTGTTGGAATGAAAAAAGTTGTAAAGTGGAAAGAAATATACGAGCACATTATCGGTAATGAGTGAAATACATGATCAACTCAAAGTTGCTTTTGCAACTTATGTTAAAGAGAGCGAAAAGTTCGAACAAGAAGGTGTAAAAGTCAGTGCTGTTCGTGCTCGTCAAGCTCTCAACGACATGAAACAGTTGATTGTAGAACGTAGAAAAGAAATACAAGAGCAAAAAGATCGAACATGAGTGAAAAAAACTATCTTAAATCAATAGGCGAACGTGTTGTATTATATAATGATGCAAAAGAGGAAGCAATTAAATGGCTAGTAGAAAAGCAAATTAAAGACAAAAATAAAATTCAAAATGCTTTAATAATGAGCCAGATTTGGATTGCACATCAATTAGGACATGACATTACAATGTCTGATCTATTGATTTATCTAGGAGATAATCAAGATGTTACCATTCCAGATACAAGGCTTATACAATTAGACGATGATATGATAGATATGAATTTGCAACAGGTATTGGAGGCTAGTGTAATATGATTACCACACCAATTGGAATGAGTAGAATTTATGTTTGCGAAGATACTGCAATTTGTGTTGTAAAAAATGTAGATGAATCTGTAGTACATCAAATTGCAGAATTTGTAGATGCAATGAATTATGTTGTTAGTGTTATCCAAGGAGATGAAAAAGCAGCAGAATCTTTGAAATATTACACAGCAGGAATGATTGTTACAGAAGAAGAAGCAGACCAATTAGTAAAGGCATTGTCATGAAGATAGAAGCAAAAAATATGATACTAACCAGTGGTACTAAAAGTATTGCGTTTGAAGTTAGACGCAAAAAAGATATTGCGTATATTGATTATTATGATGATGCAGAGTTTTTGTATCAACTTGAGTGTCCTGTAAAGCAAGCAAACAAAATTTATAAACAATGTATTTTTGAAGGATACAATGAGGCGTTTTAACTTTATGTTAGCGCCTACATTTTTAATATTTGTAAATACAGTATGTTGAGAAACGACCTTAAAGAAGAATACAGAATTTTCTATATGGTTAAAGGCCACCTCGACGCATCACCTCAAACAGTAATAGAAAGTTACAACGGATACTTTCGTCGACT